ACCTTGTTAAGAACACCGAGACCAACCACTACGACATCTACGCTCTGGTAGACGGCACGGTGGAACTGCTGGATGACACCACGGTCAATCTCGACGGTTGCGTGACCGACGAAGAGCTGGCAACGGCTCTGGCTGGTCTGGGCGGCGGCGCACTCTATGAGGGAACGAAGTCCGACCTGTCCGCATCCGACAGCAGCGTCATCGAGGCGTACTTCGCGGCGCACACCGACATTACCCCGAAGTCGGGCGATGTGTTCATCGTGACCACTATCGTCGGCGACAAGGAGTACGAGAAGTCTGCATACCAGTACACCGGCGAGGCGTGGGAAGCGATGACCGGCAACGTGGACGCCGACAAGGTCATCATGCGCGAGAACCTGATGCTGGCGGGCGATTACGACCGCATCGGCAACTGGACGAAGGATAAGAACGGCATGGCCACAAAGGAAGTGTCTGGCAAGTCCGTCGCGGCGATCCTGAAAGACCTGACCTCGAAGACCCTTCAGCCGACCATCACGGCGAACCCGTCCATCAACGGCTTCGGCCTGAGCGGTGCGGGTGCAGTGGAAGCCGGTACTGCGGTTGCAGCCGCGTCCTATCTGGCCGCGTCCCTGAACCCCGGTTCCTACAAGTACGGTCCTAAGACTGGTACTGGCGTTGTGGCGTCCAACTGGAAGGTTGAGCGTATCACTGACGGCGGTGCTGAGCAGGTGGCATCCGTGGACGCCGCGTCCCTGCCTGCTGGCAGCGACAACAACGGCGGCAACGGCTTCATCATCGGCGACGCTGGCGGCGCTAACGCTGTGGCAAGTCTGAAGTACCGCGTGACCGCGACGCATGGCGCCGGTGTGCAGGCCGAGGACAACCTCGGCGGCGCGTCCAACCCCGCTGTTGCGATTGCGGCTGGGTCTAAGACGAAGGACTCCGCTGCGTACACGCCGTTCCGCAACTACTTCTTCGGCGCAACCGCCGAGAAGCCGGCTCTGGACAGCGCGTACATCCGCGGCCTGACCAAGTCCGGCAAGGCATACGCTCCTGGCGTCATTACCGTCAACGTTCCCGCTGGCGCGAATCGCGTCGTGATCGCCTGCATTGCCGGCAAGACCGGCGTGAAGAAAGTCATCAACGAGACTGCACTGAACGCAGACGTGACCGATACCTTCACCAAGAAGACTGTCGCCGTCGAGGGCGCTAACGGCTACACCGCAAAGGACTACAACGTGTGGGTTTTCGAGCCGGCCGTTCCGTACGAGAACGCTGCCGTCCTGAAAGTCACGCTCGGTTGAGAGGAGGGAATGAAATATGGCAGTCAATAACACCCAGAACAACTACGCCAAGATGGAGTTCCCGCTGACGATCAAGCGGCAGGATGCGTTCAGCATCGACCCCACCGAGATCTGGCCCTCTCTTGAGGCAGCTCAGGAGTACGCGCAGACCAACCCCACAGCTTACGTCGGCCAGAAACTCTCTGTCGTCGTGGATGGCGTGTCCACGCCGTATCAGATCAAGAACGCGGCCGGTGAGCTGGAACCCCTCGGCGGTACGCCTGCGACCGACGAGGAAGTAGCAGAGATGTTTAACGAAGTGTTCAATTCTGGGGCAACCGGGAACTGATGCTGCGGTGAACAAATATTTTTAATCATCATTAGGAGGAAAACGCAATGGCTTACGACAACACCCATCTGGTAAAACTGGCAGCCCTCAAGGCTCTGGCTGAGAAGGTCAAGGGCGACTACGCTCTGAAATCCGAACTGACCGCCCTGTCCGGTCGCGTTGACGAACTCGTCACTGCTGGCGGCGAGCCCAACGTCCTGACCGGCATCAAGGTCAACGGCACCCTGCTGGCTCTGACTGAGAAGATTGCCGACATCCTGATCGCTGAGGGCAAGACCAACGGCACCATCGCCGCCAACGGTGTTGATGTCCCCGTTCACGGTCTGGCTGCTCTGGCTTACAAGGCCGAGGTTTCCGAGACTGAGCTGGCGAAGGCTCTGAAGGATGCCATCGACGCCAAGGCGAAGCAGGCCGACCTCGACACTCTGACCGGTGAGGGCGAAGGCTCCATCAAGAAGATGATCGACGACGCCTTCAATGACTTCTCTACCAAGGTCAGCGATGACGGTGTCGTCAACTCTTACAAGGAGTTGATCGACTGGGCCGCCACCCACGGCGCCGAGGCGACCAAGCTGACGAAGGGCATCTCTGAGAATAAGACCGCCATCGCCAACCTGAAGAAGTATGTCGGCACTCTGCCCGAAGGTGCGACTGCTACCGATGTCGTCGGTTACATCGCCGAGGCGATTGCCGCTCTGAGCATCGGCGACTACGCCAAGACCACCGAGGTCACTGCTGCCATCAACGCCGCTCTGGCCGAGTACGCCAAGACGAGCGATGTCAACACCGGTCTGGGTAAGAAGGCCGACAAGGTCGCCAAGGCAACCAACGGCAACTTCGCTGCTCTGGACGCTGACGGCAACCTCAAGGACTCCGGCAAGAAGGCGGCCGACTTCGTTGCCGCTGAGGCTGGCAAGCGTCTGATGACCGACGCCGAGGGCACCAAGCTCGGCGGCGTGGCTGAGGGTGCCACCAAGGTCGAGGCGTCCAAGACCAACGGCAACGTCAAGATCAACGGCGTTGACACCAAGGTCTACACCGAGCCTTCCGACGTCGTTCATGGTGCCGTCGCTACCGACAGCGAAGTGACCGAGATGCTCAATGAGGTCTTCACCACTACCGGCGTCTAATCCAACAGGAACACGCGAAAGGGCAGGGGGAGAAATCCCTCTGCCCTCTATTATCCGACATGGAGGTATTAGCGCATGGGTAAGTTGACACTCACCGAGCACCTGAGAGCCTGCGCGGAAGCTGCAAAGAGTTTCACGAACGGTCTGGTGGCCGAGTTGGCGCAGACTGTGACGGATGCGATGCAGGAGATGGAGAGTGTAAAGGCTGACAAGCAGGCTTCGGTTTCCATCACCATTCCGACTACGGGCTGGGGCATTGATGAAGCGTCGGAAAGTTACCCGAACTACTACGACATCACGGTCGCGGGAGTGACGGCAAAAGACCGCGCTGATATTGCGATTGCCCCGAACAGCATGGACGTAGCTATCGGCTGCGGCATTTGCCCCACCAACGAAACGCTGGCAGGGAAGATCCGCGTGTGGGCGAGATCCGTCCCCACCGAAGCGATTGCTGCGGAGTACAGGCTGAATCAAGGAAAGGAGTAACCTGACGTTATGGCTTATGGAACTGTAAATGTCGGTCAGGCTCAGACCGACGACAGCAAGTATCTCACGAACGAGCAGGTCGGTACGCCGGGTGGTCTGGCTACTCTGGACGCCAACGGCAAACTGACCGCATCTCAGCGCCCCGACGTTGATGCTTACACGAGGAAACAGACCGACGATCTCGTCGATCAGGATGTGGCGGCGCACAACACGGACGAAACCGCGCATGGCGACATCCGCGCTTCCATCGCGGCTGTTGACGCAGCCGTCAAGGCTATCGAGCTGAAGTACGGCACGGAGATCACGAAAAATCCGTTCAGCGTCGGCTTCACCGACCTGAGTGCGGTCAACGTGACCGGCGTATGGAACGCATCGCTTGGCAGGATCGAGTTCTGATGGCAGAGGAAATCATTTTCTCACGCCCCGCTGATGAAATTTCCTGCATCATCGGGAACCTGTTCTCAGCGATCACGCCTCCGTGCGACCTCAGACGCAGCACTGATCTTGTCATCTGCGGTATGACCCACGCTCAAAATTATGGGACGCTGACCGTCAAGAGCGACTGCTGCATTTTCATCGGCGAGCCTGAAGATCTGGCCGCCGTATTAAACGGGCAATGCCTGGAAAGGAAGTGCAGACATGGCCGATAAGGAGTTTCTGCTTGGCAACAGAGCAAGGGAGCTTCTGAAGTACACCAAGCAGGCGACGAGAGTTGTCTCCGGCGACATCAGCAAGGCCGACGTTCGAGCAATTATCACACGGGTTGCCGAGCTCGACGACATCTGCGATGTCAAGATGGTCTGCCAAGAGGTCGTACACGTCCTTGACACCAAGGACAAGGAGGGCTTCACAAAGAGTACCTTCCGAATGTATGGAGAGGATATGCGCGAAACCGCGAAAAAGATCCTGACGGACATCCATCGCGCCAACAACACGAACTTCGTGGTGGCGTATGAGGATAGAATCCACAAGATCGAGGAAGTGGTGGACGGCTGCTCCCTACTGCTGGAGTATATCACGATCTGTATGGACGAAGGCATCATCAGCGTGAAGAAGGCAGGCGTCTGGACCAAGAAAGTCACAGACGTCAAGTATATGGCGATGGCGTGGCTGAAGGGAGACCGCGGCAGAGCCAACAAGCTCCGGTCGGAGAAGAAGGAGAAGGAGGATAAGAGCCTGTTCAATCTGGTGATGTCCGCTTGCTCCGCAGCCCAGTCCGCCCGGAAGTAATCAGGGTTCATGGCGGAGGCATCCGCCTTGAGTTAGGGTATGACTCGCATCGGCCGCCAACTGGTGGCTCCGCTCCCCGAACACCAACAACACCAACAACGTGTGGAACGTCAACTCCAATGGCAACTACAACAACAACAACGCATCCAACTCGAACGGCATCCGCCCCGCTCTGATGGAAAGTGAGATTAGTAATCCCTCCGATGGGACGAACACAGTACACCATCATCAAAGGGAGTCATATCCTGTCGCCCGTCTGTGCATGGATGGGCGATAAACACATCACACCGAGGCTCGCCATCCTGACTTGGATGCTGCGGCTGCCGGGGGCAAGACGACCGGTGTTAGGAGTGATGGCTGGTCTGGAGCTTGCCCTATACCCAGACCAGAGGAAGCAACAACAGCAAAGAAGCGAGTTTATGACCTATCAAGAGATGTGCAGCTTTGAAACGCTGTACGCAGCTTACTTGGAGGCCAGAAAGCGGAAACGGTCAAAGCCCGGAACGGCTCAGTACGAGCAAAATGTTCTGGCCTGCACCGAGAAGCTGTCAACGATCCTGCACACCAAGACCTACGTTCCGAGCAGGTTTGAGGTGTTTTATGTCTATGAGCCGAAGAAGCGGCTCGTCCAAGCGCCCGCGTTCGTGGACAAGGTCGTCCTCCATGCCGTCGTGGACAACATCCTGTATGAAACTATCACGAAGAGTTTCATTCGGGACAATTTCGCCAGTCAGACCGGCAAAGGCACCAACGATGGTTTGATGCGGCTGAAGCAGCACATGGTCGATTACTTCCGGCGAGAGATGCGCGGAACCGATGGGTGGATTCTCAAAGGAGACGTGCATCACTTCTTCGCCAGCATCGACCACGACAAGCTGAAACGCAAACTGAAGGCGCTGCTCGATAAGCGTGGCGTAGACCCGCAGATCTATGACCTGCTGTGCGTCTACATCAATACGACCGACGGGCTGCCCCTCGGCTACCAGACCAGCCAGCTACTCGCTCTGATGTTTCTGGACGAGTTCGACCACCTGATGAAAGAGAAATACCGCCTGAAGTATTACGGGCGATACATGGATGACTTCTACGTCATCCTCTCAGACAAACAGCGGTTGAAGGAGATCCTGAAGGACATTCGGGCGCTGATGGACGGCTGGGGCTTGGAACTGAACCAGAAGACTGGCATCTTTCCGCTGAGGAACGGCATCGACTTCCTCGGCTTCCATTCGTACATTACCGAAAGCGGTGGCATCATCCAGAAACTTCGACGGGACAGCATCCAGCGAATCCGTGCGAAGGTGAAGTTCTGGGAGGAAGCCTACAAGCGCGGTGAGGTTACGAAGGACGCTATCCTCCAGAGTTTCGGAGCGTGGGATGCACACGCGGCATACGGCGATACGCACGAGCTGCGGGCGAAATACGCAAAGAAGGTGGAGGCTATCATCGGTGAGCCGGTGGAGATCCACCGGAAACTCAACGGAAACCGTGCGGTACGCGATAAGCGAAGGCTTCGCCAATGCCGCAACCTCTACAAGAAACAGCATCAGAACAGGGAGACGGAGAAATCCGGCTCCTTTTCTTATGCCCAACGCCCCACGGACGTTCCTCCGTGGGCTGACTCTTAACTCTTATCAAGGAGGAAAAACGAAATGGCAAATGTGCTTTTGAGCACCAAGGCCGTCGGCAGCACCGTCAAGCTGAAAGTAAACGGTACGGCAAAAGAGTTCATCGTCGTCCATCAGGGCAAGCCGAGTTCTCTGTACGATAACTCCTGTGACGGCACTTGGCTGTTGATGAAGGACATCTACGAGAACAGACAGTGGCACAACTCGAATGTGAACAATCTGGAGAACAGTACCATCCACAGCTATCTGAATGGAACGTTCCTCAACCTGTTTGAGAGCAACATCAGGGACGCAATCAAGCAGGTCAAGCTCCCGTATCGCAAGAACGGTGGTTCCGGCGGCTCGGATCAGAGCGGTGCTAACGGCCTGCTCTGCAAGATTTTCCTGCTGTCCGGCTACGAGATTGGCTTCACGACCAGCGACAACTCCTACTTCCCGGTAGACGGTGCGAAGCTGTCCTACTTCGAGTCCGGAACCGGTTCGTCTGCGCTGAACAAGCGCATTGCGTACCTGAACGGCTCGGCCGCCTACTGGTGGCTCCGCTCCCCGTACGCCAACTACACCAACGACGTGTGGTTCGTCCTCTCCGATGGCAACTGCAGCTACTACTACGCATCCGACTCGTACGGCATCCGCCCCGCTTTGGTTCTTCCCTCTACACTCTTGGTCTCTGATGACGGCACCGTATCTACGAATACGCCCCCGACTATCACCAGTACCAGCGGTGCGAGTGGCGTGAACCTCGGCAGTAAGACGGCGGCGTTCAGCTTCAAGTACACGCCCAACGATGCCGACGGCGACAAGCTGACGGTTACGGAAAAGCTGGACGGTGTCGTGAAGAAGACGCGCCCGAATGTCACCAGCGGTACGCAGCTCACCTTCGAGTGCGCCAGCACCGCGGCGGAGTTCCAGAAGATTCTCAACGGAACGCGCACCATCACCATCGAAGTGAGCGATGGAAAGGCGAGTGCGACCTTCACGGCCACCTTCACGAAAGCCGTCCACAAGGCGACCATCACGCTGAAGACGCCGCTGGCGGTGTCCGGCGACATCACGGCGGCGGTCATGTCGGTCGTGGGGCAGATCCCGGCCGGCGCGGTCTACAAGGTCGAGGCAACCAACAACGCGAAGGACACCAGCCCTGTGTGGCAGGATGTCACGGCGGAGGTCAAGAGCGGCGCCAACATCGTGTTCAAGAATAAGACCGCGGTAAACGGCGCGGCGTTCAACTTCCGCATCACTGTGGAGCGCGGCACGTCCGCCGGCGGATATATCTCCGGCGTGAGCGGCGCGTTCCAGTAAGGAGGGAAAGTCATGGGACTCGTATGGAGAAAGGATGACCTGCTGACGCTGTCCGAGAAGCAGCTCAGCATGGCGAACGAAACCTGCCAGCAGAAGATCTACGCCGGTATCGACGTAGAACTGAGCGGTGGGACGGAGCATTTCTCTCTGGAGACGCACGATCAGGCGAATATCGAATCCATGTTTACCGCCGTCACGCTCGGCGCAAAGGAGCAGCAGTACCATTGCGACGGTGGGGAGGTCAAGACCTATTCTGCCGCCGATGTGGTCGTGTTGTACGCGGCTTACAAGAACTACGTCACGAAGCACACGACCTACTGCAACCTCTTGAAGAAGTGGATTAAGCGCGAGACGGACAATGCCGTCATTGGTGCCATCCAGTATGGCGACAACCTGCCGGAAGACCTGACCGCGCAGATGAAGACGATCCTCGACGCCGCGACGGCGCAGCTCACCAGCATCACCACCGCGGTCAGCGACGGTGCGTTTGCGGATAAGATCTCGTCTCTGGAGAACCAGATGACCGAAACTCAGATGGCATTGTGCGATGTCTACGAGCAGGTCATCGCAGCGACTTCGGCTACGGAGGGATAAAGCTATGGCAAGAATTTACGCGACCCTGATTCGCAAGGGCGAGAAGACCATTGAAGATGTCCCGGAGAGGCTCCGGGCAGCCGTGGAGGCTCTGCTCGCAGAGGACGCCGTATGAGCGCCCTCCGCGAGTTTTGTCTTAAATATCTGCTGAGAAAGGAGGAAGACGAAATGGCTGTTGTGTACGCTACCCTGATTATCAAGGGCAAGAAGACCATCGACCAGGTGCCCGCTCGTCTGCGTAAGCAGGTCGAGGAGATCCTGGAAGCCTGTGAGGTGGAGATCTGACCTCCCAGCGGCGGGAGCCGGTCGTTCTGACCGGCTCCCGTTTTACATGAACGCAATCTGGATGCCTCTCGCCATGCAGTTACCCGGTTCACCGGCGAAGAGCGAGTCCAAACCAAGAAACTGTTGAGAGAGGTACGAGAGTATGAATATCGGAGAAATCTTGATCGCCGTGCTGATGGCAGTCGCCGGCGGCGCGGCAGGAGCGGCCGTTATCAACGGCATCAACGAGAGATGGAAGTTCAAAGCTGGCCGAAAGGCGGCGAAGGAAGACCGCGAGGAGGAGAAAGCGGATAAGACCGCTGAACTGACAAAGACGATCGCCGGTTTGCAGGAGGACATCAAGCGCCTTCGTAGCAGCGATGCCGCTCAGTCCGAGGCACTGAAGCAGATTCTGCTCGACAGGGTACTTTATCTCGGGCAGGGATACATCGCCAAGGGAGAAATTTCCTACGACGACAGACGCCGCTTTCACGCCATGCACGACTGCTACCACAAGGGACTCGGCGGGAACGGAGATGCAGACATCATTGTTGAGGGTGTCGATGCTCTGCCGCTGAAAAAGTAAGGAGGCGGGCGTATGAGCGTCCTGAATATCGTCCTGTTCTGCGCCGCCGGCTTCCTGCTTGGCGTCGTCATTTCGTGGCTGGTGAGCAACATCGCGTCGCGCATCCGCAATCGCACGGCGCGGCGCCGCGTTGAACCGCAGATGAACGTGAAGAAGAAGGGCATCAAAACGATGGACTTGATTCTGGTCATCATCGGCGTATCGCTTGTCTGGTTCACGCACCGTATGCTCACGCTGTATGAAACGACCGGCGGCATCCCTGACACGCTCTGCCAGTGCGTCTTTGCCCTGCTCGGCGGCGAGTGCGGCGTTATGGGCTGGATCAAGACCACCAAGGATAAACAGCAGGATCGGAAATGGGCGGAGGAAGACCGGCAGAGAATGGAGCGCGAGGCACAGCAGCCCGCGCAGGACTTCGAGCCGTCGTTCACCGCTGAACAGAAGAACCGCGACCAGTAAAGGAGACATGAAATGTCGCTGATTGGAAGCACAAATGAAGAGAAGATCTGGAACTACCTGAAAGCCAAGGGACTACCCGATTGCGGGATTGCCGGTCTGATGGGGAACTTGTATGCGGAAAGCTGCCTGATTCCCACCAACCTGCAAAACAGCTACGAGAAGGCCCTCAGCTTCACCGACGCCGCCTACACGGCTGCGGTGGACAACGGGACGTACCAGAACTTCGTGAAAGATAGCGCCGGCTACGGTCTGGCGCAGTGGACATATTGGAGTCGGAAGAAGAACCTGCTCGACTTCGCCAAGAAGAAGGGCAAGAGCATCGGTGATTTGGAGATGCAGCTCGATTTCCTCTGGAACGAGCTGCAAGGCTACACGGTCGTCATCTCGACACTGAAAACGGCGAAGACCGTGCGGGCTGCATCCGATAGCGTCCTGCTGAACTTCGAGCGGCCGGCAGACCAGAGTGAGGCGGCGAAGACCCGCCGCGCCGGTTTCGGCCAGAAGTTCTACGACAAGTATGCCACCGACTCCACGGCCCAGAAAGGAGTGTCTGGAGTGAGCAAATGCTACGCTTCCGCCGTGATCGCCGTCGCAATCGGCGAACTCGGCTACGTCGAAAAGGCGTCCAACAGTCAGCTCGACAGCAAGACCGCCAACCCCGGTAGTGCGAACTGGACAAAGTACGCCCGAGACTTCGACGAAAAGTACCCGAAGTGGTACAACGGAAAGAAGAACGGCTACGAATGGTGCGATATGTTCGTGGACTGGTGCTTTGTGACCGCGTTCGGTTATGAGAACGCCCTGCGGCTGCTTTGCCAGCCTGAGCGTTCCTGCGGCGCGGGCTGCACTTGGTCTGCGAAGTATTACAAGAAGAAAGGGCAGTTCTTCACGTCCAACCCGCAGGTGGGCGATCAGATTTTCTTCGGAACGTCGATTGACAACTGCACCCACACCGGCCTCGTGGAGAAGGCAGATTCCTCGAAGGTCTACACAATCGAGGGCAATACCAGCAACAAGTGTGCGCGTCGCAGCTATGCGCTGAACAGCGCGAAGATCGTCGGCTATGGCCGTCCGAAGTACGACGGCGCTGGAACGACCACGCCCGTCACGCCGACGAAGCCCAGCGCCGGCGGTCAGACAAGCGGCGCAGACTACAAGATCGGTGACATCGTCCAGTTCAACGGCAAGACGCACTACGTCAGCAGTCAGGCAATGAACGGAGTGCCCTGCAAACCCGGCAAAGCGAAGGTAACAAGCATTGCGAAGGGAGCAAAGCATCCGTACCATCTTGTCAATCAGGGCGGCGGCTGCACCGTCTACGGCTGGGTCAATGCCGCCGACATCGGCGCCGACTCTGGCGCAGAGCAGGCGGTCTATACGGTGGTCGCCGGTGACTCTCTCTGGGGTATCGCCCAGAAGCGTCTCGGCAACGGCAACCGCTACAAGGAAATCATGACGCTGAACGGCTTGAGTTCGACCGTGATCCGTCCCGGCCAAAAGCTCAAGCTGCCGTCGTGAGCACCCTGAGATGCGCGGTCTGCGGAAAAGAGATCGTAGAGGTCAAGCCGTGCATCTACAACCAGAAATACGGTCCCACCTGTGAAGAGTGCTGCGAGAAATGCCACGACACGGAGCCTTTTCCGTGTCCAGAGTATGACCAGCGGCACCCGAAGCAGGAACAATATTAAGCGGCCATGAGCCGCAAGTCAGGAGGAAAATGCAATGGATTTTCTCAGCGTACTCGAAATCATTGTGGTCGTGATCTGCGCGATCACCTACGGCTTCATGCTTTTCTTCAAGGTCAGAGGCAACGTCCTCGGTGCGGTGAGCGAACTCATTGCACTGGCCGAGGCGTCCGGTCTGACCGGCTCGGAGAAGATGTCTCAGGTCGTCAACGGCCTGTACGTCAAGATCCCGGCCCCTCTGAAGAAAATCTTCACCCCCGAGCGCCTTCAGAGCATCGCCCAGACGATTTTCGACTGGATGCGGAAGTATGCCGACGAATACAAGGCGAACAGCGAAGCAGGCGTGGTCAAGACGCCCGAAGAGGTGAAGACTGATGTGGCGGTAGCCGCCGCTGACCTCGCAATCGAGCTGCTCAAGCTGACCGTTCCCGAGCTGAAAAAGAAGGCGGAGGAATACGGCATTGAGCTGGACGGCCTGACCCGCAAGGACGAGATCCTGCGAGCCATCATGGAGGCTGTCCTGAAGAAAGCGTAAACGGGCTTCGACCTCCGGCCCGATACGCCCGCCATGCAGAGGGCTTGCGCCCCCTCGCTGGCCCTGACAACTGCATAGCGGATAGATTGAACACCCCCATTTCGGCTTTGGCCGGGATGGGGGTGTTTTTGCGTTTTCGGGAGGTTTCTCTCCGCAACGGCCCCAGCATACCGCCAAATTCGCCTGCAAGACCGCTACGATGCGATACGCCTTTTCCTATATACTTTCACCCCTGCCACCAAAACGCCGCCAGAGGCCGTCTACGGGCTGTACAGAAAGGTTCTGGATTTGCGTCAAAAGGATAAACGGAAGTAATGATATTCGGTAAAAATATTTGTGAAAATATGCAAAAACCTATTGACTTAGGTAGGTAATAAAGTATAATTAACACATAAGATAACCACATGGATAATTCAAAGAAGCCAGACGGCAAATCAGGAGGCAAATATGAAGCTGAACCAGACCTATCCTCTCATGGATCTGCTGGACGCTCTGACCGCTGCAAGCGACAACACCAGAGAGCTTGCAAAGCAGCTCAAGGCTGAGGGGCGCCACATGACAGTGTTCACCGTGTATGAAGCCGAGAATATGCTGAGCGTTTCTCCCCATGCCCGCGTGACCCTGACCCGCAAAGAGAGCGATGACCGCTGGGCCGGCTACATGGAAACGTCGGCATACAGAGACGGCGAGCGAGTTCCCGTGGCTGTCAACCGTAAAGAGTACGTGCTGACCGCAAATGATGATTTCAGCCGGTTTGAAATTCAGATGTGAGGCAGGAGGCAAGAACATGAACGTGCAGTACAAGGGACGCCAGACGGTGAACTCCTTCGGCGACAAGCTGGTGAGACCGCTTGAACCGGCGGCAATTATCTCTTTCACCGAAGAAGAGGAAGACAAGGTGGTAGCAATTCTGGAGGAGACGGGCTACGACTTCGACATCTTTGGAGAACCGGGGTTCCTCTGGGCGGAAGTGGCCGTGGATGGCAAGGAAGACTACAAGGACTTCATGAAGGAATGGAAAGCGGGCAAGGAGGCGTACAACCTGTGAAAAGCAATCCGGTCAAGGTCAGCGGCAAGCTGTTCCGATACGATTTCGACCATTCGGTGGTCGAGTACATCATCAAGGCTGATGCTGAAACCATCAGCGAGGAGAACGAGTGGAAGCGGAAGTACGGCTCTCCGCTGTTCGGAATTGACGCCGAGGGATATATCGTCTGCTCAACCGCCGGCCTGAGCGTCGGTAACTGGAAAGATGTGGACGCCCGCAGGGAATACCTGAGCGGCTGGGCCGACGAGCTTGAGGAAGAGGCGGCCTGTTTGGCCGATGACTTCGTGAAGTACGAACTTCCGAACATGATGAAGGAGGCGGCAAAATGACACCCGAACTGTTGGGCGAGGCAATCGTTGACTTCGCATTTCTGGCCGTGTTCCTCGGCGTCCTTGGCATCGGCGCTCTGATCGCCGACTACGTTTTCCCGCACATCCCGTTCATTCAGCGATACCTTGACCGCCTGCCTGATTACGAGGACGACGAAGAGGTGGAGCGTCAGTACAGAGAAGAACAGCGTCAGAGACGGCTTGCCCGTCAGCGGCGCAGAGCAAGCAGACGGTAAGGAGGTTTTGAAATGAGCGACCTGAAGAAGTCCATCGACCGCAAGGTTGAGGAACTGAGCCAAAAGATCGGGGAGACGGGGTGCTGGCAGGCTCGGAAGGTAATCGAATTGCGGCATTACATCGCCAACTCCGATGTGGACGACATCATCAAGTTCGTCCCCACCATGATCGAGGAGCTGGCAGATGCCCAGCGCAGGCTTGTAGCGATGCACGACCAGATCCGTTTGCTGGTCTGGCTCGGCAAGGAGGAGAACTGATGGAAAAGAAGAACGTGAATTGCCCGTTCTGCGGCTACGAGAAGCAGATCGGCGCAGACTGCCCGAAGTGCGGGCGCGGCGGCGTGATTTTGAAGGTCGAAGATGTGGCCGCCGGTTGCCGCTACCACAAGCCGTTGTCTGAGCACGACAGCTTCGACAGCGCGTATGAGGCCGCCTGCAAGCTGTTCGACGATGGTGTGTGGGATGACTTCCTGATCGACGACGGCGGCCACCTGACGTCGCTTCCGGGCTATCGGCTGGTGAAAGAGACCTGCCCGAAGTGCGGCAAGGAGGCGCGCCCGTTCGAGATGTACGGCACCCGTGACTACTACGGCATCCCGTTCCGCCGTGTCTGTGCGAAGTGCTACGAGCGCATCATGACGACTACCGGCTACGACGGAGTCAAGTACGACGAGCGAGATGAAAACCTCGACGCCGACTATTGAGGAGGAGCCATGAACAAAGCAACGCGGGCGGCCATTGAGAAAATCGTCAACGCCCTTGAAACCCTCGGCGACGAGGTGGAGAGCCTGCACGACGACGAGCAGGAGAAGTTCGACAATGCTCCTGAGGGGCTGGAAGGCAGCGAACGCTATGCGGCCATTGAAGCCGCGGCCGACAATCTGGACACGGCGCACGACAACATCACGGAAGCAATCGAGGCCCTGAGGGCCGCGATGGAATAGGAGGATCTGATATGTACCTGAAAAGAGATGGAACACGGGTTGAGCACCTGCCCGTCCTCGACGATTACGCCAAGGATGACCCGAACATGGGCGTGGAGACGGCCTACTTCGTGGAACTCTTCGACGAGAACCACCATCTGCTCGGCCGCCTCGAAAACGGGAACACCTACCCGAACGAGAGCCAGCGGCGGTTCTACCTGCTGAAGCACCCGGAGGCGGCGTTCATCAGCGTCAAGCGTGTGTACCGGAGGGCGTTCTGATGAAAAGATGCAGACTGTGCCCGTACCGCAAGCACTGCAGAGATGTCTGCTACGGCGATGCTCCCTGTGACTTCGCCAGAGCGTTTGACTCGCTCGACCGCAAGCTGAAATGGTGGCAGGCGAAGGCTAAAGCGGCGGATGCGGCGGCAAAGCCGACACCGGAGCCGCGGATTTTCGGGGATTATGTCTTCTCCCCGGCCAGAAATGCGTTCAACAGCAAGACAAGTTGGTGGATCAGCAAGAAGGGTTACGCGGTGGCGCTGTACTGCTTCACAGCAAACACGGATGCGGAGGTGGAGCGCCAGCTTCAGAGCGCGGACAGTTATATCGAAATGTTTGAGGGGGGTTTGAAATGAAATTGACCTGTGCGGACTGCGGGTTCGAGTCCGACGAGGCCATCGTGCGTGACGGCCTTGGCTGGAAAGGGATTTGCCCGAAGTGCGGGCAGTCCTTCGATGTGGCTATCCCGAGGGGGTTGGTCGTGATGATGTTCGCGGATGACAGCAACCCCGAGAAGGATGTGGAAAACTTCGTGGACGACTTCAAAGATGCGGCCACGATCCGCACCTGCTACGTCTTCAACAGCGTGGCCGACTTTGCAGCGGCGTGGCGCAAGATGGTGGGGAACCCCGACGGAATGTGGTACTTCGTGCTCTACAAGGGCAAGCAGATTATGTCCGGTGCCTGCGATGATGGCGACGAGGACTACTTCAAGGAAGAAATGGAAGGGTGGCCCGAGGGATGAAAAGGTTCGATTTTGCAATCGCCCCGAAAGAACTGGCAGAGGCGATGATGGCGGATCTGGGCAACGGCCCAACCACGGTCAACGGCGACCGCTCTTCGACCTACTTCCTCGTGGCAAAGGCCGAGAAAGAACAGAACGGAGAGATAACGGCGGCGCTGATTGAGAATAAGGCCGGTTTGGAGCCTGACGAACAGTTCTACGGCGTCCATCTGATCGACGACATCAGCATGAGCGATTGCAGGCTGGTTTCGACGGACAGCCTTGAGGCAGATGGACTCGTTGAAACCCTTGAGGGAGTATATGCAGGGCTGAAAAAGAGCCTGAGTGATGGAGGAGCAAGTGATGATTTTGAAAGAAAATGAGGTTTTGCGCTGCCCGCGTTGCGGCGGAAAGACCTTTTGCGCGACGGCGCACGTCACGCAGGACTGGGAACTGGATGACAGCGGCACGTTCGTTCGGTGCCTGAATGACTGCGTCGAGGTCACGCACGAACCGGACAGGGAAGACGTCTGGGACTGCAAGACCTGTGGTTGCAGCGACGCCGGCGAGAAGTTCGTGACCACGGTGGGCGAAGACAGCGAGATCCGCCTTTGCGAGTGCGTCTATGACCTCTCTGCGCTGGCGGCGCAGATGCTCGGCTCGAACGGTGCAGAAATCGACAGCCGCGACCTGTTCCACCACATTCTGAATTGGAGCCGTGAGTTCGAGGAAGGCGGTTTCGAGCACGAGGACTACATGACAGCCGTGATTGAGTTCGGCAAGCTGAAAATCGCTGAGTACAAAGAGGGATTGGCGCAGAGCCTTGAAGCCGAAGAGGCGGAAGAACCTGAGAAGCCAACTCCGACGGATGCCGAATTGACCTTTGCGCTGGTGTCCGCGGCTCCCGAAGACCGCGAAGAGATTTACCAGCAGTTCGAGGCAATCGGCATCAGCCGTGAGGCGGCCGATACGATGGCCGCTGAGTTCCGCCGCGGGGAAAGCGTGGAGGGGCAAACGTGAAGATTTTGTCCTTCGGTGCGGGAATGCAATCGACGGCCTTGGCCCTGATGTCCTGTGAGAATGTGGACGCCGAGCGCAAAGGCCACGAACGCCCGTACCCGCTGGTTCCGGTTTACAATCTGGTCGTCTTCTGCGACCTCGGCTTCGAGCCCCCGTGGGTCATGCAACAGGCCGAGTTCGTACACCGAGCCTGTGACACCGCCGGCATTCGATATGAGATGCTGGACGCGCCACTGCATCGGGATCTGATGCAGAACTTTGGGAGACGCCGCACGGTCAGCATCCCATGGTGGACGCTGCGGGATGACGGTCACAAGTCAAGGATGCCGCGAAACTGCACCCTCGACTACAAGGTGGAGCGCATCTCAAAGTTCGTCCGCTGGGAAGTGCTCGGCTACAAGAAAGGCCAGCGGCTCCGCGACGAGGACAAGAAGGCCCACGAGATGCACATGGGGTTCAGCTTCGAGGAAAAACAGCGGTGCAAGGACAGCCCGAACCCGATGTTTGTGAACCGTTTCCCGTTGGTGGACATGGAGCTGACGAGGGCTGACAACTACGCCTACATACTGGATGTCTGGGGACTGGACACCAAGGCGTCCGCCTGCTGCTTTTGCCCGTTCCACCGAAACTATTTCTTCGAGAACCTCAAGGAACACCAGCCGCAGACCTACGCGAAGCTGCTGGAGGTAGACGAGCTGCTGAGGGATAAGAACCCGAAGCCGCCTATGGACTCCGACCTGTTCATCTCCCGCAGCCGAAAGCGGCTTGCGGATCTGACTCCCGAAGACTGCTGCGATGCCGAATGCTTCGAGTATCACGGCAAGCAAATATGGAACGGATTTTAGGAGGTAACATGAAAGTGAAGAGAAAGTACAAACAGGGAGACCGCGTTGACAGCGTGGCTGAACTTCTGGAGCATGACTGGTTCATCGTCCATTTTGGCCCTCGCACAACGAAGACGATGCACAAGGCTGTGCTGTGGGAATGGAAGTTGAAGACCTGCCAGCAGGCTATCGACAGCGGGCGCGTTTTCATAGCGGTGAAGCTCACCAATGGCGAGTATTACGGGGACATGACCGATGACCAGATCGTCGATATGCTCGAAACGGATCTGTGCGAATACTGCGAGGGCAGAAAGGGCGTTGTCGGTCAGTGCGACGGCAAGTTCTGCGATGAAGCAATCGAGGCATGGAAGGGGGCGTATGTGAAGTGAAGTTCTTTCAGGTGTTTACGATGATCGTGATGGTGCTGGCAACCGTCGGCGTCATCGGCGAGAGCGGCCGAGGCAAGCACGTCTATATCGCGCTGTTCACGGCTGCGGGCGTTCTGCATCTGGTAGCATGGGTGCTGAGCATGATGTATTTTTGAGGAGGATATGAGCATGAAAGACAAGTTCATCAAAGCGTACACAGAGAATATCACGCGACCGGGCGCTGACAAGCTGCTGGCGTGGATCGAGTCCTCGGACTTCTTTGCGGCACCGGCCAGCACCCGTTTCCACCTGTCCAGCCCCGGCGGGCTGCTGGAGCACAGCCTCCATGTGTTTGAGCGCATGAAGGCGATTTGCGCCAACGAAGCAACCATCACTCCGGGCTTCAACGAGCCGTCGATGGAGACGATTGCGGTTTGCGGTCTGCTTCACGACATCTGCAAAGCGAACTTCTATGCGGTCGAGATGCGCAACCGCAAGAACGATCAGGGCAGGTGGGAACAGTACCCGTTCTATGTGGTCGATGACAAGCTGCCTTACGGGCACGGTGAGAAGAGCGTCTACATCATCTCTGGGTTTATGCGCCTGAGCCGCGAGGAGGCTATGGCGATCCGTTGGCACATGGGGTTCGCGGATAACGACTTCCGGGGCGGCGGGTACAGCGTTGGCAACGCCTTTGAGAAGTTCCCGCTGGCTGTCCTACTGCACATCGCCGATCTGCAGGCGACCTATCTGGACGAGACGGGAGAAAAGGCATGAGCGCGAAGCGGTGTAAAAGCCAAACGCCTGACAGCGCGGAATGGGTAGAAATCCCCGGCTATCGCTTCCGATACCAAATCAACCGCGAGGCGGTCGTCCGAAAGGAACTGGAGAGCGGCGAGTGGTACGTCCTGAAGCCGTACATCAGCGGGCGAACCCGCGCCTGCGTGAAGATGCGGACAGCGGACAACCGAAAAGTAGATGTGCCTGTTGTGTGGCTCATGGCCGACGCCTTCATGGGTGGACGCCGGACGGGGTACAACATTATCCATCGGAACGGGGCGAAGATGGATTGCGAGCTGGTGAACCTATCGTTCGCCAGCAAGCAGGTCAGCGGCAAAATCTCCAGCGCAAACCGGCGCAAGGCTGTGATGAAGGTCGATCAGGCCGGTCAAGTGGTTGCCATTTACTCGTCGGGACGAGAGGCGGCCAAGAAGAATTACATCAGTCAAAACGCCATCTGGGCCAGATGCGCGGGTAAAGTAAAAGACCCGTACAGGCTCGATGGCTACGATTACAGATACGAAACATCAAGGAGGGCTTAACATGAAAGTCAAAATCAACACGCACGGGAACCCGCTGCCCGAGTCACATGGCGAGTGGGTTGACCTTTACACCGCCGAGGACATCGTTCTGGAGCCGTTGGACTTCAAAATTATTTCGCTCGGCATTGCGATGGAACTTCCTGCCGGCTACTATGCGCAGGTCGTTCCCAGAAGCTCGACCTGCAAGAACTTCGGCGTCATCATGGCGAACAGCGTGGGCATCATCGAGCATAGCTACTGCGGTAACGATGACATCTGGGGCTTCCCGGCGGTTGCCATCCGTCATACGGAAATCCCGAAGGGGACGCGCATCTGCCAGTTCCGCCTCGTGAAGCAGGACGAGCCTGTTGAGTTCGAGCAGGTCGAGGATCTCGGCAACCCGAACCGCGGCGGCTGGGGCAGCACCGGAACCGGCAAGGAGGCGCAGTAATGGCTTGGGAGATGAAGTATCAGCCGAATGTGGTGCTGGATTTTGACGGCGTCATCCATTCCTATGTGAGCGGCTGGCAGGGCGTAGACGTTGTACCTGACCCGCCCGTGCCGCTCATTGACGAAGAAATCAAGCGGATCAGAGCTGCGGGGTACAGAGTGGTGGTCGTGTCCACCAGATGCGCCACGCCTGAGGGCATGGGAGCGGTGCGGCGCTACCTTCGGGAAAACGGCATTGAGGTCGATGATGTGGCGGCGGAAAAGCCGCCCGCAAAAGTCTATGTCGATGACCGAGCCTTGCTCTTCGACGGCAATCCGAAGGGCCTGCTGGAAAAGATCCAGCAGTTCCGCCCGTGGCAAGAGGGAGGGCCTCTGCGTGGGAAGCCGCCTGTGCCGCACTGCCGCAAGTGCATCGCCCATGTGTATGAGCGCACGAACGACGGGTGGCGCGAGGATGAATTTGTCGCATGGTTCCACACATGGGGAAGCACGTTCGAGGAGTTCGATAATGGGGCCGTCCCTGTCACGACAGGCATTGTCGAGGACGAGCACGGTAAGGTGTGGAACACCGCGGCAGAGAACATTCGGTTCATCGACTGAGAGGAGGACTGCAGATGCCGATTAAGAACTACACGACCAAGGTGCCGGCGGTTCAGACCGTTGGCGAGATCCAAGGCATCCTCGCCGCGCACGGAGCGCGAAAGGTCATGATGGACTACGCCGAGAATGGCAGGGTCACGGCGGTCACATTTGCGCTGGACTGCTGCGGCTCCCTGCACGGTTTTCGGCTGGAAGCACGACCGGATGGCGTCAAGGCTGTGATGGCGAAGGAGCGTACCAAGTGCGACGATGAACAGGCCGAACGCATTGCGTGGCGGAACCTGAAAGACTGGATTGCGGCGCAAGTCGCCCTCGTGGAGACGGAGCAGGCCACGATGGACGAACTGTTCTTCCCAAAGCTGGTTGATCGGAATGAGAAGACGCTCTACGAGGCGTTCCAGAACGGCCAGCTTATGCTCGGCGACGGAGGTTGATGATGGAGAACGGATGGACGGCCACAAAAGAGGCGTTGCCTCCTGCTGACGAAAAAGTTCTGATTATCAGCAAATGGGGCCATGTGAGCGATGGCTCCCTCGTAGCATACGACCCGAAGGAGCCGCCGCTCTTCCGCCCGGACGGTTTGGAACCGGACGTTCATGTGAGATGGTGGATGCCAATGCTGGAGGACGGATGGCACACGCTCAAAGAGCAAAAACCACGGGAGGGGCAAGAGGTCTTGACGAAGGACTCGTACGGTCACATCTTTAGCTGCGTGTGGAAAAGGCTTTGCGGCTCTGAACGCCCGACGTTCGTTCCGTTTGTGTGGGTGCCGAGGTTCTGGCGTGAGATGCCGCCGCTGCCTGAGGGTGTGCGACTGAAATACTGAGGAGGGCAAGAATGAACACAAACAAGCTGCGCCCGTGCAAAGTGGGCGAAGAGCTCTACCTGTTCCACGGGTTCACGCAAATCTCGCAGATCGTGCCGCCGTCACTCATGCGTGGCGGGCATGGTGGCGGCGTTGTTGCCGGCGCCTATGCCGTACTGGAACGTCGGGATGGTACGGTTGGGCTGGCGGAGGCCCAGCGAGTGCAATTCCTCGACACGGCAAAGGAGTTTGCCAAATACGAAGAGGAGGAGACAAAAGATGTTTGACTACACGAGAGAGCACGAGAACGACTTTAGCTTCTGGTATCCGAAAATCAAGGACTGCGGCATCCCGACGCCGCTGACGTTCTATACGAAGCTGCCGAGTGCAGAGGAGGAACCGGAATACGCGAAACGGCTCTATGAGGCGTTCTACATGGAGCACCCGAAGGAGGACGAAGAGGTTGTCAAGGCGTATCTGGAGGAGCGCGTCATCCCAAAGCTGAAAGAGATGGGGCTGACCGGCCATGTGTTCGTCAAGAATGGCCGCTTCAGCAACAAGTTCAATGCGAATGGGACGTGCAACCTGTACGGTCTGCATGAGCTGTACCGGGCGATCATCCTAATCAACTACGAGGCGATATGCTGCGGAGCAGAAGGCGCGGACGAAATCGTGGTGCGAAAGTTCATCGAAAGCTCCGTGGGGATGACGCCTTGCATCTACAACGGTCTGCCTCTGCGGCCAGAGTTCCGAGTCTTCTATGACTTCGACGCCAGAAAACCAATCTTCACCGCGAATTATTGGGACTATGACTATGTTTACCCGCACCTGTACCACGCCACCGACAAGATTATTTTCGAGCATGAACGAGAAAGATTGGAAGGTGTGTATGCACACTTCAAGGATGCCGTTCAGGACAAGGTCGCTGATGCAATGCAGAATGTGCAAGGACTGACGGGGCAATGGTCGGTTGATGTTCTGATGGACGAACGCGAAAAGTTTTGGCTGATCGACATGGCGATTGCTCAGCGTTCTGCGTACTGGGAGATGCGGCCGGAGGGGTATGCGGAATGAAATATCAGCCGGTTTACAAATGCCCGTTGTGTGGTCGGCTGCTGTCCAGATCGCAGCCTCAGGAGGTGCCGACTGAAATGCTACCAGCCTTGCTCGGCAAGGTGATCCAGCACCAGCAGCTTGCGGCGAACCCGTTCACGCGCAACAATGTTCCGATGCACATTCCTTGCAAATGCCCGGACGGGAGCGCAGGTCTGGCGCAGTTCGCCGGTTTCAGGTGCGTCAAATGAGAGTACAAGGGTTCTTGATTTATCGGATCTGGTACGGGAACTGCCTCGTGTACGTTGGCCGCACCAAGCAGCCATTGCAGAGCAGAATCCGCGGCCACCTGTTCAATAAGCCGATGCACCGCACCGTCAACATAGAGCAGGTGACGAAGATCGAGTATACGGAGTTGGGGAGCGAAGCGGATATGAACCTGTACGAGATCTACTACATTCTGCGGCTCCATCCGCCGCTGAACGTGGACGACAAGGCGAGGGATGACCTGAGCGTGACGCTGCCTGAGTTGGAATGGAAGGAGTTCACGACGCCGCTCTGGGAAGGGTGGCGGCAGGAGATTGCGAAGCAGGACTCCCGCATTGACCACCTGCGGAAACGCTATGCGGAGATCCCGCAGGAGATCTCGATACTCCGCGGCCTGCGGAAGACGGGCGAAATCACGGAATACGAGTTCGAGGAACGGCTCTCTGCACTCAAAGAAGAGTCGGTCGAGGTTTCCGAGGAGCTGTGGCATCGGTAAAGACCAGCGTAGGTCGATTTACGTTGCCGCCGGCATACAATCCATCATTCTGCGACGTTCCAGCGGCTCCAGAGGGCAGTAAAATAGCGGCTATGCTCCATTTCGGGGCGTAGCCGCTTTTCTTATTCTTCAGGGATGGCCTGAACGATTTGAGTGATGGCGTTCTGGAAATGCGAGAGGTTTGATGGCTCTGCAAGTAATCGCAGGTCGATATACTGGAACTGGCTGGAGCCGAAGATGAATTGCTCGGCGTCGGCTGGGGAAGCGTCGGGGAACGTCAGGAGCATGGAGCGTAGCGCACCTTCCTCGAACGTGCCGCAGGTCTGGTCTACCAACGACGGTAAAGATACCTCAACGGCTGTCCTGAGACCCGTATGGCCCTTTTCCCACGAGGTCACACTAAATACCTTGCGGCCGTTCCGAAGCGCCCTGCACACGCCAAACTTCGTCCCGCGGCCATAACTGATCTGCAGACCGGCGCTGGAGGCGAACGATGTGAGAGCGGCGACAACCGGAACGATGGCTGAGTTTTCGCGCTGGTTGAGCTGCTCGGCCATGCTGTCGGCGTCCCAGATAGTGGAGTATCTGGCAGCCTGCTTGACAGGCGAATTGCCACCGCCGACAATCGTGGAGGAGATCAGCTCGGCACCGTCCTCGGAAACGTACCGCTTAATCTCGACGCCGCAGACCTCGATAGCGTCCATGCTGCGGTCGAGGAAGTCGATCATGGAGGCCAAGGAGTCAGGGATAGAGTCTGCCGCGAAAATCAGCCGCATCCGCTCGGCCTTCAGATTGCCGTCGAGAGCGGCCCATAGATCATCTGGAACATCCAGAAGCGACGCGGACGACCTGAGTTCGCTGGCGCTCCACGCCCGCATACGGGAGGCGTAGTCGAGCATCTGGCCTACGACCTCGCGGCGGATTCTGGTGTCGGTGCTCCGCTTCACCTCGACGAGCACGGGAAGACCGTCTTGGTCAATGAAGAGATGGTCAATGGAGAAAAGGGCTGGCCCATCTGGAGCATCGCGCACGGGCTGTTCTCGACGCAACAGGTAAAGGCGCTGGCCCTCATTGGGGGAGCTGAGCAGCAGTTGCGGATTTTCTGCAATAAGCTGCTGAAGATCGGCCTCTGCGGGATATAGAGCCTCGCTGGCCGGGATGACGGTGCCACCGGAAAGGCGGTAGAGTTTAGACCCTGAAAGACCCATGAAAATATCCTCCGTTCATGTGGTATAGTCTACTGGCTCATGGCCTATATTCTAACAGTGGTTTTCGTGAGCGTCAACGGGGCTGTAAGCTATGAGAAGAGGTGGTATGAACCGACGGCATACATTATTGGAGGAGCAAAAAGTGGACAAGAAGCTATTTGGAACGAGAATCAACAAAGCCCGAAAAGACCGCGGCCTGACGGCTGAGAAGCTGGCAGAGGCTTGCAACATCAATTCGACGTATCTGCGCCAGATTGAGGGCGGAAAGAAGTTGCCGAGCCTGCCGGTATTCGCCACTTTATGCCGCGAATTACGAGTTTCACCGAATTATATCCTGCCAGACCTCGTGGAAGGCACGGAGGCCGAAAAAATTCAAAAAATTTTTTCTGAGTCCGATCCGACACCGTCCCAGATTGAGATGCTTGCGGAGATGGCCGGGGTCATTCTGAAAGAGAGATAGGCAAAGTATATGAGCGTAAAAACGAGCATAGCCCCGCGTCGTCTGACGCAGGGCTTTTTCGCGTTTTTGCTGTTATCCGAACGGTTAAATGTTATTACCGCGCACCTATCTTGCTTTAGGTAGGTAAAATGTTATAATCAAATCACAGGAAACAAAAAAGAACCCTCAGTGCTTGCAACACCAAGGGTTCCGGCGGTTCGGCAGCCACCTGTGACTGCGTTACACACCTCTGAGCAAGGTAAGTGTAACATGGCTGCCGGCCGCTGTCAAGAACGACGAAAGGAGCAATACACTTATGATGACGACCCCCGACAAATTGAGAGCGGACGCGGCAAAGCTGGATGTATTTCTGGAGATGTTCGAGTCCACCTACTTCTACTTCCTCGACATGGCCGAGGGAGAGGCAGAGAAGAGGGACAGAGGCGCCTTGGCCTTCTACGAGATCAAGGACAGAGTTCACGCGCTGATGGGTGAGATGGAAGAGTTCGCCGGCCACATGGAGGTCTGCAACGCCATCTTCGCGGTGAACTTTGCGAACCGTGAAGCGGAGAAAGGCGGTGCGGTATGAGCGAGACCGTCAAGAGCTTCATTGGCAGAGTAGCCGTTGTGGAGCAGGAGGGAAGCGCAGTCCGCGTTCTCCTGAACGAAGGCGAGACGATGTATGCGGCACGGGATCTGCTGGCCGCCTGCGGCTGCGCCTATCCGACCAAGTGGTGCCAGCGCGAAGCAAAGAGCGAGAGCGACGTGAAGCTGGTGAAACTGCCGTTTCCGGTCAACGGGAAGACGGGCGGCGCATCCCGCCGGTCTGTGCCGATGTACTTCGTGACCGAACGCTGTGGGCGGATGATTTTGGACATCTTCGGATGCAGCAAGGAAACGAGGGCATGGATCGAGGGCAAGGTGTTCGCCTGTAAGCTGGGAAAGCCAGACGAGCAGACGCCGACGGAGCTGCCAGCACCGACGCAGGTAGCTGTCCCCGAGAAGCCGACGCCTCCCCCTAAAGCTGGAAGCGACGCCATCAACCGGCGAATCGACGCGATTTTGTTGGAGCTGCTTGAGCTCAAGAAGTACATAGTGACCGCAGAAGCGTGAGTGGGCGGCCTCGGCCTTGTGCCGGGGCCGTCTTTTTCTGCCCGTCACATATAAACGTATATGAATATGATACAGAAAAATAATTTGTAAAATTAACGAAAACATATTGACATAGGTAGGTATCGCAGTATAATAAAGTTACAAATTAACCAACCGGCTAATTAGAAAGGGACGGAGACCATGAAACGTAAATCTGACATCGTGCGCGAAGCCGTAGCCGCGGGCAACTTCAAAGAGGCCCTTCGGATTGCAAAGGGTTTCCGCATCAACATCACGGCGGAGCAGAGAGATACGATGTGCAGAGCTTATGAGTGCATTGTTCATCCTGACTTCTACCGGCAGATCGGGACGGACATCCCGGCAGCCATCAATGCCGGCGTTGAGATCGTCACTCAGATTTACGGATAAGGAGAACAGCTATGGGGAAGGCGTATTACTTCGTCAAGCGTAGCGGCAACTGCAACCAGTGCGGTTCCGAGTATATGCGCTGGGCGTTCAGCACCGAGTACACAAGCAAGACGGCGCTCAAGAAAGCGTACACGACCGGCCGATGGTCGGTCAGGATGGCGGACATCTACACGCCGCAGCAGCTTCTTCAGGAGTTCGGCATCGTCAAGGCCAAGCACATCATCGAAGAGGTTCTGCAGTATCAACCGGAGCTTTGCTCCAGAAAGGAAGCGTAAACATGGAAGACAAGAAGATCGTTGTTGACGGCGTGGAACTGATTCCGGTATGGCGCGTTCTCTATCAGGATGCGTGGATGAAGCGCAGCGGCCGTGGGTTCTGGATTTTGGAGAACATGGCGAAGGGTTGGCAGGAAATGAACTGGGTCGGCCGTCATACGTTCAAGAGCCAGCAGGCCGCAGTCGATGCTCTGAACTCGCTGATCCGCGAACGCAGCAAAGGCGCCCATACCCAGACGCAGATGTGCGGTGGCTTCGGCATCGACATTGTGATCGACAGGGACGCCGCCAACGATATGCGCATCGTTGACTGGAAAATCCAGAAGCAGTACAAGACCCGGTGGGAACTGGTCGATGAAATGGAGGCGTCGGAATGAATAAGACGGCGGTGGAGTTGCTCCGCACGAATGCCAGCTACATCGACGCCTTGAAGGAGGCTATCGACCGCTGGGAGAAGTCCAACGACACAGAAGAGAAGCGCGACCTACTCGCCGCCATTGGTGAGATCGGCGTTGACGTACATAACCGTAACCGGCAGCTCGGCATCTTGTAGGAGGAAGCACAGATGAAGATAGCACAGGCGAGGAAGCTGCTTACCGAGGACATCGGGCGGATGACGCTCGAACAGCTTCAGAGGCATCGGGTCAAGCTGACTGATGCTTGGCGAGAGAGCAGAGCTGAGTACGGCATGGGTCAGGCGGCGATGGATGGCTTCTACCAGCAGACTGGGGAAGATGTTACGGAGTACACGCCGACCGATTTGTGGCTCACCCAGAACCTCTCGCACAGGCTCGACGAGACCATCGAGAGAGAGCTGGAGCTACTGAGCAGTCCCAACAGCAAGGCGTAACACCCGCCAAAACCGACGCACAAGACCGAGAACGTGCTCTACGGCGGAAAGCATACACTTTCACCACCGCACGGAAACGTGCCATACAGAGCCTCTCAGGGGCTTCTACGGGCGTTGGTTTCCATGTGGCTAATTTGAAATTACGTCCGCGTCAAAGCGGATGTGTAGGAAAGGACAGACGATATGAGTGAAAACACGGTAGCCATTCGGTGCAAATCCGAAATGAACCGCTGGATGGACAGCGTTATGGTCGTTCCGCAGGAACAGGCCGACGACATTGAGCAGAGCATCAAAGAGCGGATGCGTGGCTTCGAGCGCAACGGCTCCTGCTATGGAGACGTGATGCGCGAGATTGCGCAGGCCGCTGGCATCGAAAGCCTCGCCCTCTGCGATTACGACGAAGACACGGACGAACCGACTGACGCTTGGTGCGAATACTGTGCGGGCCTCAGCCAGAAGATGCCCGTCATCGAGATTGACCTCGGTGAGTTGGGGAACGACGTGAACATCGACGATCTGCTCGATAAAGCCGAGGAGCTTGGCTGGTGCGTCCGCGAAAGCGACACCGAATGGGAGTTCGTCCAGAACAGCCCTGCCGGTGAAGATTTCTCTTTCGACGTCGGCACGGACGATGTCCACAACGCGGACGACATGGTGCGCGAGATCCGTTCCTATGCGAATGGCTTCGACGCTGAGGAACACGCCAAGATGTGGATTGAGGCACAGGGACGGGTGTCCGGTGTCCCTGACCTCAAGACGCTTGTGAAGGATGCTGATGACATCAAACTGATGCTGAACAAGCTGGCGTCTGCGATGGAGGATGTGCTGCAAGGCGAGTCTGATGACGAAGATGACCGAGCAGAGCTGTCGCCTCGCCAGATTGAGCGTCTGGACGAGATCGACAACGCTATGTACCGGTTCCTGCTGGTTCTTCTGGAACAGGACGAGGACGAGTTCGACTGGGATATGTACCACATCGGCGAGGCTGTCGATGCGGTACAGCAGGTGATGCTCGACCACGGGTTCGACATCCACCGACCCTATGTTGAAGACGACGGCGAGCACCGGACGGTGCATGAATACGAAAGGGCTGGTGGCCGCTAATATGGAAAAGGCGTATGAGTGGCTGTTGGAAGAGTTCGACATCAGCGGCACCGCGGCTCGCATCATCCGAAATGTTCTGGAGTACGCCGACCGCATGGGAGGCGACGAACAGTACGACTTCCTGACCGAGATGTTGGATGGAACGATTGGACTTTCTGATCGAGAGATCCGAAACTTGTGCTGGAACTGAAGGAGGTGTGGAAATGATAGCTCAGGCTACAAGATGCTATGACTGCGGAAGCTACGTTTCGCGGGACATCTACTTTGGCAGGTTCGGGAAGCGCAACAACGTCCCACTTTGGGTTTGCCCCAACTGCGGCGTGGTACATGAGGACTATCGGTGGTTCAAACACGTCAGCCAGCAGGAGGCAAACGCCATCATCGAACACCGCGGGCCTCGTGGCCTGTTCGTGCTGGAGACTGGCGTTGAGTACATCGGCATCGACAATAGCACCGGCGACGCTTGGACGGAAGAGTTCCCTGACCTGACCGAGTGCATGATGTGGCTGGCCGGGGAAAAGGAAGCCGCTCAGGCGGCAAAAGCACAGAGAAAATACGAGACAGGCGACGGGCCTGCCGAGGACGTGGAACTGCGGCAGTATAGATGCCTCCGGTGCAACCACATCTGGTACGAGGACTGCGACGCCCCTGATTATCCAGACTACTGCCCCGGCTGTGGCGAGAGTCTTTGCAGAGGATGTGCTCAGGAATGACAAAGGCAGAATTGCGCGAGAAATTGCTCGGCGGAGCCGTCATGGACAACCTGTTCGCGTTCAGAAACGGTCAGGATTGCGAAATCTTCAAGGCTGCTCGGTTTGAACAGGGCGATGACATCATTTACATTCCCGACCTTGCCCTGAACCTGATTCCGGTCGCGGAACCTGCAAACGGCCCGGAGGACGTGGAGGAAATCGTCGGTTGCTGCTACACCGGCAACGACTTCGTCGAAGAGTGCGGCGGGGACGTAGAGAAGGCAAGACACCTGTTCTGGTACTGCGACTGGCAGCATCCGAGTTCAGCTCTGCCCGAAATCGAAGACGATGAGGAGGAATGACAAGATGAGCGAAAATGCGAATGAGACGGTTTTTCTTACGAGCGAAGTGGAGGCCAAGGCTGGCGTGGTGAATTGCTGCGATACGGCGAACTGGTACGGCAAGGACATGACGCCCGAAGAGAAAGCTGAACTCAAGAAGGGCCAGCGCGAGTGGGAAAAGTCTCGTTTCAGAAAGTGTATCTGCCAGGAAGCGCTCTCGGCGATCAATGAGAGTGACGTGAAAAAGATCAAGGAGACCGGACGACAAGAAGGTGGAAAGATGAACAACCATTGGTGCAAGGTATCCGCGATGGTTTGCATCACCGCGGAGGATGTAGACCTGATTCTGTACGAGGCGCTCAATGCTGGCGGTATTTCTGCTTGGTCTGATGCGGTGAAAACGGTAGGCGACAAACTGGGCAAGCGTGTCTGCGAACAGGTCGCGCTTGGCGGCGAACTGATGATCCACGAGATTGGTGGAGAATGGCACAAGCTGTCTTGGCAGAACCTAATGAGCGGTGTCGAGCAATATCTGAACGAGAGCTGCCACATCCGCATTGAGGATGAACGGCTGGCTCTGGATGACCTGACAACGAACGAGGCGGACGTGATCGTGCAGTTCGCCCTTTTCGGAGAAACGAAGTTTTGAGGAGGGACAACATGGAGAAGAAGAAAACCTTCAGCGTTCACACTGAGCGCGATGTCAAACTGACGGTCGAGGACATCGACGACATCATGGTTGCGGCTTTGGAGGGCGGCATCAACTACTGGTGCTCCGAAGCCGAGGTTGTGGAAGAACGGCGCTGTGCCGACTGGGGGCATGAGCAGATTGCCCACGGCGGCGCCCTGGTTCTCCACGACGTCGAGGACATCGACGAGAAGTGGGAGCTGGATCTGGAGAAGTTCCTGAATGGCTTCAAGCTGTGGGTCGAGCAGGGCCTCGACGAATACGGGGCTGTGCAGAAAGACGGCACTGTTGACTGCTGCCAAATCGACGCTGCCTGCGCTGACGAGATTGTGTAGCTCGCTTTGTTCGGGGAGGTGACGTTTGGATGATTACTGAGGACATGGTGCGCGAAGGCATCCGCAACGGAAGCGTCCGCTTCGTCAGAGATCCGAATATGGATCATGGGACTGTCTGCCAGATCGGCGACAACTGGTTCTACTTTGGGCACCTGAAAGCGGAGGAACTCGACCCTGACGAATACGTCAAGGCAACGCCCGAGGCTGATGTGGTCGGCCTGATTTGCAACACGCTTGACGAGTTCCGAAAGAGCGGCGAAACCTTCGAGGACGAGTACGCATACTATGAAGCCTACCTGAACGAGCAGAGAGCAAAGGCAATCCCGACGCTGAAAGAGCGAGACAAGCGGCTGGAGCGGCTCTGGGCTGAGTTTGGGGATGTGCCAATGAACCCCGAGACGGAAGAAATCGAGGCTCAGTTCCTTTGCTTCCCGGCTGGAACGAACCGGGAGGAGGTCTGGGAATGGTTCGACGAACGATACAGCCGCGGCGTTGCAAAGCTGCTGCTCGTGGGCGAGCCAAAGGATCGAGAGGTTGCACAGGCATTGTTCTTGACGAGCTTGTGCTGCGAGTGCGATTCCGAGCATTGCGTGTTCAATCCTGACGGGATCTGCAAAGCGCCGTTCGTCACCGGCAGGGCTCCGGGCCTGAACGATGACGGATGCACCGACTACTGCTACAAGGAGGCGGAGTAAATGGAACGAAAGTGTCAGAATTGCCGCCACGTTGACGTCTGCTTGAAGCGGTCGTTGGCGATCTTCAATATGTTCATCGTCACCGGGCGCTACAACGAGGTCGAGAACGCCAAGAAAAGCCTCGACGTATCGGTAGGCTGCGAGCACTATGACGCGAAGGAGGCGTGATCGATGAAACGAAGCGACGCAATCGCCATCATTGAACGAGAGCAGAGCAAGGGCCGCTTTGAGTCTGAGCTGGACACAGCAATCGGCATTGCCTTACACGCCCTGAAAGAGCCGCGGGAGATGTGCTGCGGTGGATGCCAGCGATTCGGGGACGAGGACGCAAACGGTGTCGGGTGGTGTGAAGAACACGACCGCGAGGCTTACTGTGACGAGCCGCCCTGCGGGTACTTCGAGTGAGGGTGGTGCCACATGGAGCGCAAGGACTGGAACTACAAGACTTATCTCGGGGACTGCATCGACGGGATGCGGCTCCTGCCCGCGGGAAGCGTGGACTTCCTTTTCACGGATCTGCCGTATGGGCGAACCAACTGCAAGTGGGACACGCCGATTGACCTTGAGGCGTTCTGGAGCGAAGCTGACCGCGTAGTGAAAAAGAACGGAGCTGTGGCTCTGTTCGCACAGACGCCATTCGACAAGGTGCTGGGATGCAGCAACCTGAGAAATCTGCGGTATGAGTGGATCTGGGAGAAGAGCAACGCCACGGGCCATCTGAACGCGAAGAAGATGCCAATGCGGGCGCACGAGAACATCCTGATTTTCTACCGCCGCCAGCCGACGTACAACCCGCAGAAGACGGACGGCCATCAGCCGGTGAACAGCTACACCCATTACATCGACACGCAGAACCGAACCGAGATCTACCAGAAAGCGACGAAGGAAGTCAAGGGCGGCGGCAACACAGACCGCTACCCGCGAAGCGTTGTCAAAGGCCCCAGCGATAAGCAGACGAGCCACCTGCACCCGACGCAGAAGCCGGTATGGCTGTGCGAGAGACTGGTGCTCACATATACCAACCCCGGCGAGGTCGTGCTCGACTGCTGCGCTGGAAGCGCCTCTATCGGCGTTGCCTGCTGCAGAACGGGGCGGCGGTACATAGGCATCGAGAATGAAAAGCAGTATTACGACGTGATGCGCACCCGCCTCCGCGAGTGCTGCAGAAGCCACAGCAAGGAGGCGGGCTGATGACACCGCAAGAAGTTCTTTTGGCGCTTCGATGCCATCAATCGGCCATCGAAACAGGGCGCTGCCCGAAGGAGCAATGCCCTGCGTTTGAGCGGCCAGCACGGTTCAAATGCGCCGGCACGGTGGCAAAGGCTGCCGCAGACCTTATCGAAGAGCAAGCGGCCGCGTTGAAGCGGCTGACGGACATGGAGGAGAAAAGCTGTGGAATCTCAGATGTATGAAGTGACGACCTGCCCGCTGTGCGGACAGCTCATGTTCAACGGAGAATGCGAGAACCCGGACTGCCGCTACCATTGGCACCCGATGGAGGATGACGAATGAGCGAGGCTGATTTTTGCGGTATGGATGCTGGCGAATACTACGCCACGAAAGACTTCCTCGACCGAGAGCGGTTTTACCGGAAGCAGGAAATGGAGGAGCAGATGAAGAACAGAGTGACGGTCAGGCACGGGATGTTGTCCGACCTCAAAACATACCTGAAGCAAAGCGGATGGAAGCTCGAAGAGCCTGTTGGCGCATACGAGGTTCTGAGGGCGCGGAACCCGAACTATCCGCGCCCGCTGTTAGTCCACGACCGCGCCGAACGCGGCGTCGGGTACAGCATTGACGAACGCGATGTGAAGGTCTACAACGGCTGGCGACGCAACCGCCGCAAGCGTGGCATCGACCCAGACTGGCCTACACCGGAAGAGCGAAGCCGATATTTTGAAGGGAGAGATGGAGTGTGAGCTTCAGCATCAGACGTGGCGACATCTTCTATGTCCACAAGTTCGGCATTCAGGTCGGAAGCGAGGAACATACGGGGCGTCCCGGCGTGGTTGTTTCCTGTGACGAAGGGAACCGCTACTCCGAAACCGTGCAGGTGGCCTTTTGCACGACGCAGCCGAAAAGTAACCTGCCGACACACGTTGAGATCCTGAGCACGGGTAGGGCAAGCACGGTCATGTGTGAGCAGATCAATACGGTGTCGCTGGAGCGGCTCGGCAATTACATCGGGCGCTGTACGGCGGAGGAGATGCGCGACATCGACATCGCGGTTGCGACGGCTCTGGGCCTCAAGAAGTACCCCGGCCTGATCGAGCGCCTGAAGGAACGCGAGCAGCAGGTCGAAAAGCGGGAAGCTGTCGTCGGCAAGGAGACCGATACAAAGGCCGCTTTGGAACTGGCGACGGTAAAGGCTGAGCGTGATACATACCGCAGACTGTACGAGGATCTGATCCGTGGGTTCATCCCGACGGCACCAGCGGGGGCCTGACACGATGGCCTATGACATCTACTGCGCGTTCGACCTCGAAAAGCACAAGCAGACGTATGTGCAGTATTTGGAGGTCGTGATTTTGGAGGATGGGACTGTGGAATACGCGGTTCCGTCGCACCAAGAGAAGCTGATCGCCTTAGCCTGCCAGAAGAAGGGCGTGTCGCGGCAAGAACTGAACGACCTGTGCCCTCGGGAGTATTACTACGACTTCCTGACGTGGCTCTGTATGCAGGCAAATGCTGTGGCTGTGTGGAACAACGACTGCTGCTACGGCCTCAGCATTAACCGGAAGCAGATTGGGACGCTGCGGAAACTGAAAATGGCCGGCGTGTACGGCGGCACTATTCCGAAGATTTAGGGGGAGTAATTTCCACGATATGAACGGAAACGATAATGCTGGCAAAGAAAATCTTGATTTTGCATCTGTTTCGATGTATCATAGCAAGCACAGAGATACTCGAAACGGAGGTGAAGATATGACATCGAGAGAACTTATGGATGCAGCTCTGGCGAAAACGAAGAACTCGCAGGCGTGGCTCGCCCGTCAAATGGGTTGGACTCCGCAGAACTTCAACCTGCGTTTGAACCGGAACAGCATCAGGGCTGACGAGTTTTTGGCACTCATGGACGTTCTCGGCGTCGATGTGACCTTCACGATGCGCAAGACTGGCGAGATCCTGAAGCCTCACGTCAGCGGGCACGGTCGCAGGCTGTGCGGTAACTGCGACAAGATTACGTTCGATACCGCGGCTGCGGAGGCTATCTCGAACAGCTTTTATGAGGACGGCGTCAACGAGTTCAATGCAGACGGCGAAGCCGCCGAGTTGTACGTTGACAGCGAAGGACGGTATTTCATGGCGGAGTATCACACGGACACGTCCAAGGACAGGCTGCGGACAGTCCAATCAAGCGTCGCCGCCGCATTCGTGGAGAAGTATGGCACCCAGATTGAAAAGGGGCCGAAAAAAGAATAAGCGCACGATGAAGCCACCCTCTCGGTTACGACCGGGAGGGTGTTTTTTTATAGCCAAATGCCCCGTACACCCGCTGCGCCTCGTACGGCCACGCACACGACCGTCACGGCCCCCTGCACCCATTCACACCGCTGACGCTACGAGGCGGTATAGGCCCTGTACGGGCTGTTTACGGACATATTCTGAAACGTATATAGATAGAAAATTTCTTCATAAAAATTAACGAAAACATATTGACATAGGTAGGTATCGCAGTATAATAAAGTTACAAAATAACCAGATGGATAATCGGAGATAGCCAGAGCAACAGTTCAGGAAAGTCTCCGGTTCTCTTACAAAGAAAAGGAGACAGCGATATGGCAAGCCAGTATGACAGCATCAAAACCGCGGAGGAGCTTCTGAAGGAAGTAGCGGCACACGGTCTGAGCACCAAGCCTGAGGACATTTGCAGAGCGCAAGACATTTTCGGTCGCAGCGAAGTGAAAGAGCTTATTCGGCTCGCCAATGACAATGGCCGCCTGAATGGGTTCGACGGAGAACCTGATCCGCGTGGTACTTATTCCTCTGGCCGCGTTGGACTGAGCAAGTATTTCTATCAGGTCGCTTTTAAGATCTGGAGCTGGGAGGATGCGACTCGCTTCTACAATCAGCACAGCAACTTCCCGGTCATTGATGCGCTGGAAGAGAACAAGATGCTTCACCAGCAGGTCAAGGAGCTGAACGGAGAACTGAAACGGGCCAAGGATGACCGCGATGTGGAACACAGAAGATGCCGGGAGGCTGTTGACGCTGAGCAGGCCGCTCAGAAGAAAATCGGCCAGCTCGAAGCGGAGGTTCACGACCGCGACATGACGATCATGGAGCTGAAGGCTAAGCTGTACGACCTGATGATGAAGGAGGGCAAGTGATGGCTATTTTCACCAACGTCTACGGGGACGGTCACACCCCTGACTACGAGGGCTGCGTCCTCGACTGGTACGAGCACAACGGCTACGACGATTCCGACTGGTACGCGATCTGCTGGAACGAAGAGGAGCAGACCATCGACAAGGTTCTATTCGACACCACCCGCTGCGCCTGCAGTGGCCGTGCTGAGATCGACGCCACGCCTGAAGTGCTTCGCAAGGTCTACCACTACTGGAAGACGCTCGGCAAGTCCCTGTTCGACGGGCGCACGAACCGGATGCAGGCCATGAAAATCCACGTCGGCGATACGGTACGCGTGATCGCCGGCCGCAAGTTTAAGAAGGGAAGTGTTGGCAAGGTCTTTTGGTGCGGCACCTGCCGCAATCCATACTCCGGTTGCACGGAGGAGCGCATCGGCATTGAGGTCGATGGCAACCGCCAGTTCATCAACGAGTCTCAGGCCGAGCTTATCGGCTGGGAGGCTCGCTTGCAGACCGGCAAGGAGCGCAAGCGCCAGATCCGCAACTTCGCGGTGAACTCGATGCCGAGCCACTATCGCCGGTACTTCTGCAAGAACGATTGGTTGCGGGCGGCGTGGCTCGGTGAGGAGCCGGGATGGAGAGCACTTGTTGGAGGTGAGCAGTAATGGCCGTGGCCGATAAGGTCAGCACGGTTCTGACATGGAGCCTGCAGCTCAGATACCAGATGCTCGACCGCATGAAGCAGGATTGCGAGTATTTCCTCGGGCACGGCAACCGGGTCACGAAGTATCTTTGGGCCGGCAACGTAGCCGACCATATTGAGTACATGAAAGCCATTTGGTGGAGCTTCCCTGAAAGCGGCAAGCCTGAGTGGCTGACGCTTGAGGAAATCAAGGACTACGAACGGAGGATGGCGGCATGAAGATTTTCGCGGCCTGCCCGGAGTGCGGTTGCACTGACTGGATCAGGTTCGACAGCGGCGGGTTCGTTTGCAACGGATGCGGCCGACTGATATTCACAGACGAAATGACCTTGAAAGGAGAGGATGATGATGAAGTTGGTAACGGCGGCTGACGTCTGGTACACGCAGCAGCAGAAAACCCTCGACGAGATCGCGGAGAAGCTGGGCGTGGTCGCTTACCGCCCGAGCTATCACGGGGCCGAGAGAGATAAGAACACGGTTTTGTTCTATCTGAAGGAGGACGAGGAGCACAACCGCGAGGTTGACCGTCAGCCGGTTCGCTATTCCCGCTCTGAGGCCAAGGACAGGGGCGTGAACGTCAACAGCGAGTGCGTGTATCGTGACCATTTCTGGTCGTTCGAGAACAGCGACGCAAACGGCCAGATCGACATGGGCTGGGCAAACAACGGAAAATTGAACCTGAGAAGTCTGGACTGGAAGACCAAGTTGGAAGGCAGCATCACGTTCGCATTTGCCAGAAAGATGCAGTTCAATTATGTCCGCAGTACCGGCGGGTATCTGGAACTGCGAGAAGCTGACAAGACGTATAACGACTGGAACCGCGAACAGTTGCGGGCGCTGAAGATGATGCACGGGCGGCTGTTCCTCGGCAGCATCAACTTCCACGGCGACCAGCGAAAGAAGGTTATTGCCGGCAAGGAAGGTGTCTACGAGGAATTGCTCGATCAGATGGTCTACAATTTCGGGTGCGACTTCGCCGTACCGACCCCTGACAAGAAGCTGGAAGAGCTGATCCGAGCGTGGAACGGAGACGAGCGACTGCCCAAGCGGCTCGTAGATGTTGAGGCGATGACTGGCCGCGTGGAACAGCTCGGCGGCCTCAACATGATTTGGTACTGAGGGGAGGAAAAGAAGATGGCGAACAAGCCGGTGGTCGGCATCATTGAGTGTCCTCATTGCGGGAGATCGAACATGGTCGGGTGGAATGGGAACTGCAAGTTCCCGTGCTTCTACTGCGGCAAGACGTTCACGGTAAAGCGGACGCGGCTTCATCATACGACGCCGATAACGGTCAGGGAAAATGAGCAGGAGGCGGCAAGAGATGAACGAGTATGAAGCGACGTTCTCCCAGGACGGTCGGTACATCACGGAGCGGCGTTGGCCGTCCCCCGAGCACACATACGAGATCGTGAACGCCGTGCCGCTTGGCTATACGGTTTGGAACATCGGCCACCCCGTAGCGGGAGAATACCTCCCGCTCTGCCGGTTGTCCCAGCACCAGCCGTTTCCGGGCGGCCAGAGCATTGACGTTGATTCGCTGAAGGCCATACGTTGCGACGGCGCCCAGACCATCCTCGACGCTGTGGGCTACGGCCCCGGCACTCTGGAGGAAATGGAACGCTTCGTTGAAAAGAATAAGATGGCACAGCCAAGAACGTCGAGGCACAGAGAGGTCGAGCGAATGAAGGCGGCTCTGCCGTTTATGCGTTCGCTTCAATGGAGGTGAGAAAATGCAAATCGAGATCAGAGACATCACACCCGAAGAGGCTGCACCGTATGGCGAGAATGCAGACATCGTTCTGACAGGACGAAAAACGGTCGTGTTCACCGACGCCGACGGCAATGTCGGAAAGCTCTACATGAAAGAGGAGGACATTGACCTACTCGGAAAGCAATATATCGCCGAGAACTCGACGCTGGAGTACAGCAAAGTTTGCGGAGAATGGTTCCCGAAGGTGTCATGGAACGCATACAAGAACGACCCGCAGAGAAACCCGCCGAAGACCATCGACGTAGAGTTCATTTGCGACATGGTCGGCGAACGCACAGAAATCTGGCGCAGGCTCGACACCGGCGGCTATCTCATGCGGAAACTCTGCAACGAACCGTTCGCCCGTTGGCTGGTCTGCTGTAAGCGTCAGGGATGGTGGGAAGACGGAGCTCGCATCCGTCCAAACATTACTCTCAGACATGGGAAGCAAACCGAGATGGTGCGATACAACGACTGGAATGAAACGGCCGCGTACAGCGACACCTTCAATCCGAATTTTAGGGAGGGATAAAGATGCCTGAAGTGAAATTGATGACGCCGCTGTTCGACGGCGGTATGTATAATCGCACCGGCCGTCGGATGCGAGCTGTGTTCATCAAGGAGGTTGCCGACGGAACCACGACCTATCGGCTGTGGCGCAAGGACGGAAAGCCTGAGATAGAGTACCCGCGGTGCGACAATGACCGCTATATACTGCACGTTGAGGTGAACAGTTACCTGATTCCGTTGCGCATGACGGAGTTCCAGATGATCGACAACTGCGGCTACCTGCCCGCGGTGAACGAACTGTACGGCAGCAAAGAGGGGCGGGTCGCCTTCTTCAATGAGCTGAGAGAACGGGATGGGTGGAAC